TTCTCACACCACTTCTTGCTGCATTTATTATACCTGCAGTTGCACTTCCTGTGATTCTTCTAGGTGAGATTGCTGGTCTTATCATTTACATATTTGCTTGTTTTGCTTTTAAATTTTCATCTTCAATCCATTGATTTAATAATCCAACATAGATGTCTCGTTCCCAAGGCATCATATTTTCAATTTCAGTCAAAGAATATTTATGGTGCTGTATCAAGGCAAAGTTAAGTTTGAAGTATGACTCAAGATCAATATGAGCCATAACTATCCGAAAAAACTCGTTATACCCTCCAACGTAACATCACTTTCAACTTTCGTTTTTGGATTCATCACCTTAATTGTGTGAGATAACTTTGGCATCGTGTCAAAGAAAGTTTCAACCTGTTTGAATTGATTTGAATTTAAGGTCTCTAACCATTCATTCAATTCTTTCTTTGTACAATCAGCAGCTGCCCAAGATTCATCTGCATTATACACAACATCAATACAAGAAGAAATTATATCTAATGATGTATCAAATGAAATATCATCCACATTAGCAATATCAAAATTGTTTTGAACAAATTCACTCAGTGATGGATACTTCATTCTTAAAGTTAAACTTTCATCTAACTTTATGTCACGACTGTGTTTCTCACTCTTTTGAACCTGTATTTCATCAATGAAAATTTGTGATTCAACTTTTGTTTCACCATCATCAGGACAAG